TTCACCGACGTCTACATCGAGATGGCGCGCAAGGGCGCCAAGTCCACGCTCACGGCCGGCGTGGCGCTCTACTGCCTAACACGCGAGGGAGAGGTCGGGCCACAGATCGTCATCGGCGCCACCACCGGCGACCAGGCCAAGAAGGTCTTCCTGCCCGCGCAGCGCATGGTGCAGCGCACCGGCGAGCTGCGGGAGGCCTACGAACTCGAGGCGCTGGCCAAGTCCATCGTCTGCGGCGAGAACGGCGGGTTCATCCAGCCGATCAACGCCAAGTCCAGCACCCAGGACGGCTGGAACCCGCACGTCGGCATCCTGGACGAGCTGCACGCCCACAAAGACCGGGGCCTGCACGACGTCATCAAGTCTGCCTTCGGTGCCCGCAAGAACCCGTTGCTGTGGCGTATCACCACCGCCGGCTACAACGTCATGGGCGTCTGTTACGAGCAGCGCAAGCTCGTAGAGCAGATCCTCAACGGCGTCTTCGAAGCCGACCACTATTTCGGCATCGTCTTCACCCTTGACGAGGGCGACGATCCGTTCGAAGAGAAGAACTGGATCAAAGCCAACCCCATGATCGGCGTCACGCCGACGTGGGAGAGCATGCGCAGCTACGCCAAGGAGGCGAAGCGCTCGCCGGACACCCGCGGCGAGTTCATGACCAAGCGGCTCAACATCTGGACCGCCGCCCGCAACGGCTGGATCAACCTCGAATATTGGAAGCGCTGCGGCAAGGTCATAGACCTCGCGGCGCTCAAGGCACTGGCCTGCTTCGGCGGCCTGGACCTGTCCGCCACCACGGACATCACCGCCTTCGTGCTGGCGTGGCTCATCAGCGTCGAAGTCACCCGCAAGGGCAAGACCGAGACCCAGCAGCGCCTCAATCTCTGGGGCAGGTTCTACCTGCCGGAAGACACCGTCATCCCTCGCACCGAGCGTGGGAACGTGCCGTATCAGACATGGGCCAAGCAGGGCCATCTGCTGCTCACGCCCGGCAATGTCGTGGACTATGACTACGTCGAGAACGACATCCGCGCGGCCCTGAAGGAATACCAGGTCAAAGAATTGGCCTTCGACCCATGGAACGCCGGCTCGACCGCGAACCGGCTCATGAGCGAAGGCGCGCCGATGGTGGAGTTCCGCCAAGGCGTCAAGAGCTTCGCTCCGGCCATGCAGGCCTTCGAGAAGCTCTATCTCAGCGGCTGCGTCGATCACGACGGCAACCCCATCTGGGACTGGGCCGCGGCGAACATCGTCGCCAGGCACGACGCCAACCGAAACATGGCGCCGGACAAGTCCAACAGCGAAGAGAAGATCGACCCCATCGTCGCCGCGCTCATGGCCCTAGGCCGAGCCGTCGCCAACGAAGGCCAGACGCCGCCCCGCAGCGTCTATGAAGACCGAGGCGTCCTACTGTTATGAAATATCTCAGTGACGCCTTACTGGCCTCCGGCGCCGCGGCCGTTAGCATCGGCATCGGCTGCATCTACTGGCCCGCGGGCATCATCGCCGTGGGCGCGTTCCTCATCGTCACCGGCGTGCTCATCGCCTACACCGGCACCGTGACTCCGGGGAACAAGCGTGCTGCTTGAGCGAGCGCTGGAGAAGCGCGCCACGGTCCTGATCGCTAACCCGCGTGACCCAGTCCTCGCCAACTGGTGGGGCCTGGCCGCACTAACCGAGGCCGGAATCAGCGTCACGCCGGAGACGGCGCTGCAGCTGAACGCCGTCATGGCCTGCGTGCGCATCCTCACGGAGAGCCTCGCCAGCCTGCCGCTGAACGTCTACCGCCGGCTGAACCCGCGCGGCAAGGAAGAGGCCAGCAATCACCCGCTCTGGAAACTGTTCCAGTACGGGCCAAATGACGAGCAGACCACCTTCGACTGGGTGGAGATGATGGTGGGCCACCTGGCCCTGCGCGGCAACGCCTACAACAAGCTGCTCTACCCGCTGGCCGGCCCGCTGGCCGGCATGATCCCGCTGAACCCGGCGCTGATGCGGCCGTTCCGGGACAGCAAGGGCCAGGTCTGGTACGAGTATCAGCCTAACAATGGCGAGCGTCTCGTATATGGCGCCGAAGAGATCATGCACTTCACCATCTTCAGTGATGGCTTGAAGGGCCGCAGCGTAATCGAATACAACCGCGAGGCCGTCGGCCTCGGCCTCGCCGCCGAGCAGTTCGGCGCGCGCCTGTTCCAGAACGGCGCCACGCCAGGAGGCGTGCTCCAGACCGATCAGGTGCTGAGCGATAAGGCGCGGGAGAACCTCAAGGCCTCGCTCAAGGAGCGACACGAAGGCAGCCAGAACGCCCACCGCACAATGGTGCTGGAACAGGGCATGAAGTGGCAGCAGGTAGGCATCAACCCCGACGATGCCCAGTTCCTGGAGACACGCAAGTTCCAGACCGCCGAGATCGCGCGCATGTTCCGGGTGCCCCCGCACCTCATCGGCGACCTCGAGCGCAGCACCAACAACAACATCGAGCAGCAGTCGCTCGATTTCGTGGTGAACACGCTAACGCCGTGGACCACGCGCCTCAGCCAGCGCATGCAGAAGGATCTGCTCACCGATACCGGCAAGAAGAGCTTCTTCATCGGCTTCGATTACAGCGCCCGCCTGCAGGGCGATAGCGCCGGCCGCGCCGCACTGGGCAATGCCCTGTTCAACACCGGCGCCGCGAGCCCGAACGACATCCGCGACATGGAAGGCATGAACCCCCGCGAGGGCGGCGACCGCTACTTCGTGCCGCTGAACATGGTGGATGCGAACGCGCCCACGCCGGACCCGAGCGCAGACCCCGCCGGCGACCCGCCGCAGGAGCCCGTCAAGAAGGCGGCACGCGCCTTCGAGCCGCTGTTCCGTCAGGCCTGGGACCGCATCGTCACCGCTGAGGTGCGCGGCCTGCGCCGCGCGCTGGATGGTGCCACGCTCGAGCAGTTCGGCAAGGCGGCCAGCAAGCAGCTCGACGAGATCAAGCCGCTGATGCGCAAGCATCTGACACCGGTCATAGAGAGCCTGCGCCGCGCCATCGACGCCAAGGACACGCTCAAGACCGAGGACTTCGTCGAAGGCACCATCCGCCAGCACGTGCAGGAGCTGGCCCAGGAGCTCTCCGAGGCCGGCACGCTGGAAGGCGTGCGCAAGGCCCTGGATGGCATGGACGCCGCCGGCGTCACCGACATCATCGAGACCGAGACCCAGCGCGCTGTCCTCTGGGCGGCCGGAGCACGAGCATGAGCGAAAAGAACCTGGAGCGCCGGCAGATCAAGCTGGACAAGCTGGAAGTGCGCGCCGCGGCTGATGGCGCGCCCGCCAAGATCGTCGGCCACGCGGCCGTGTTCAACTCCGCGGCCGAGATCGGCTCCAGCTTCCGCGAGCAGATCATGCCCGGCGCCTTCGCCGACAGCATCGGCAGCGACGACGTGCGCGCCCTGTTCAACCATGACCCGAACTACGTGCTCGGCCGCAACACCGCCGGCACGCTGCGCATGAGCGAAGACGACATCGGCCTCGCCATCGAGGTGGACCCGCCCGACACCCAGTGGGCCCGGGACCTCATGGTCAGCATCGGCCGCGGCGACATCAGCCAGATGAGCTTCGGCTTCTGCGCCTTGGAAGAGACCTGGGACTATGCCGAGGACGGCAGCGCCACCCGCACCCTCAAGAAGGTGCGGCTGTTCGACGTCAGCCCCGTCACCTATCCCGCCTACGACGACACCGATGTCGCCGTGCGCAGCCTGGAACAGTTCCGCAAGGCCCATCCGCCTGCGGTGAAACCCGATGAAGCCGGCCACGCCCGTACCCTCTCGGCGCGGGCCAAGCTCGCAGAGATCTCGTAGCGGCGCGGAGGCGCGGCTGCAACCACCCACCCGCGTAAGCGGGTTTTTTATTGCCTGAATCTGGAGAAGACCATGAGCGATACCAAGAACCTGAAAGACCTCCGCGAGAAGCGCGGCATCGCCATCGCCGCTGCGCGTGCCGTGAGCGACAAGGCCGCCGCCGAGAAGCGCGGCATGACTACCGAAGAGCAGTCCATCTATGACAATGCCTGGGCCGAGCAGGAAGCCCTGGGCAAGACCATCCAGGCGCAGGAGCGCCAGATCGAGCTCGACAAGGAGCTGGCCACCCAGCAGGATGCAGAGGCCCGCGCCCGAGAGACCACGCAGGGCGGCAGCGACGGCGATCAGCGCGCCCAGAAGCACCTGGCCGCGTTCCGCAAGTACCTCACCGGCCGCATCGGCACCGAGGCCTACCAGAACGAAGTGCGTTCGCTGCAGAACGACAGCGATGCCGCCGGCGGCTACCTCACGCTGCCCCTGCAGCTGCAGAACGACATCATCGTCCCGCTGAAGGACCTGGTGTTCGTGCGTGCCGGCGCCACCGTGATCCCCGTCACCAGCGCCGACGCCCTGGGCTGCCCGACCCTGTCCGCCGATCCGGCGGATGCGGACTGGACCAACGAGCTCAGCACCGGCAGCGAAGACAGCACCATGGCCTTCGGTCGCCGCGACCTGAAGCCGCACCCGACCGCCAAGCGCATCAAGATCAGCGGCAAGCTGCTGCGCGTGGCCGCCCTCAACCCCGAGTCCCTGGTCATGGACCGCTTCACCTACAAGTTCGCGGTCACGGAAGAGAAGGCCTTCCTCACCGGCTCCGGCGCGAACCAGCCCCTGGGCCTGTTCACAGCCAGCGCCGCGGGCATCGACACCAGCCGCGACGTCTCCTGCGCACTCACCACGGCCATCGGTGCCGACGACCTGATCAGCACCAAGTACAGCGTCAAGGCGCAGTACCGCCCAGGTTCCGGCTGGATCTTCAACCGCACCGGCGTGAAGCAGGTCGCCAAGCTCAAGGACGGCGAAGGCCAGTACCTCTGGCAGGCTGGCCTGCAGGCCGGTTCCCCGGACCGCATACTCGGCGACCCCGTCAAGGAGAGCGAGTATGCGCCCAGCACCTTCACCACCGGCAAGTACGTCGGCCTGTACGGCAACCTCAAGTACTACTACATCGCCGACGCGCTGACCATGACGGTGCAGCGCCTCAACGAGCTGTACGCGGAGTCCGCGCAGATCGGCTTCATCATGCGCAAGGAGACGGACGGCATGCCCGTGCTGGCCGAGGCATTCGCCCGCATGAAGCTGGCGTAAGCGCCGCCGTCACCAGCGACTGAGCACGGCCCCGCAAGGGGCCGTCTCTTCACCCCCTTTCAGAGGACAATTCCATGAGCAATCTCAGCAACAACGTCAAGATCACGAAAGTGATCGCCACCACCGGCGCCGGCACCACGACGCTCACCGGCACCGTGGACATGAGCGGCTACGACGGCGTCGTGTTCATCGGCAGCATGGGCACGGCGGACGCCACCAACGGCGCCAAGGCCGGCGGCGGCGCGGCCAGCAACGGCTCCGATGCCAGCGACTACAAGGGCTCCAAGGTCCTGAGCGACGGCACCGGCAAGTCCTTCGTGCTGGACATCTACCGGCCCACCGACCGCTACGTCACGGTGAGCCAGATCCGTGCCGCCTCCACCACCAGCGATGGCGTATGGGCCATCCAGTACAAGGGCAACTTCGGCCCGGTCAGCAACACCGTCGCCAGCACCCAGGCCTCCAACCTGGTCGCGGACCCCGTCCTCGGCACGGCCTGATCAGAAACTGATCTAAACCCACGGCTGGCCCCTCGCGGGGCCAGCCCGTTCTGGAGCATTCCCATGGCCGATACCACCATCGACACCAGCGTCGATACCCAGGTCTATCTCAAGCAGGGCGGCGGCGAGCTCGTCATCGGGCCCACCGGCGTCCTCAACATCCTCGCCGGCGGCCAGATCCTCGCCGCCGGCGTGCAGGCATCTGACATCGGCGCCATCACCGATAGCACCGGGGGCACCGGCAGTGCCACCTTCGCGGCTATCACCGCGCCGGCGGCCAACGCCACCACATCCCTGACCGCTGACATGACTGCGGTCAAGAACGCTCTCTCGGAGATAGCTACGCAGCTGAATGCCATCCGCGCCGTCTTGCGTGGCGCAGGGCTGACCGCGTAATGGCCGTCACGAGCGTCCACGTCACCGCCAGCGGCAGCGTCAGTTCCACGCCCTGTAAGGTCCTGGCCGTGCGCGGCCTCGGCGGCGCAGGCGTCGGCACGGTCACGCTCAATGACGGCGGCAGCGGCGGCACCTCGAAGCATATCGAGGATTCGCCGAATGCCGGCGCCTTCGGCGGCCCCATCCCCGGCGGCGGCCTCCTGTTCGCCACCGACTGCTACGCCACACTCGGCGGCACCGCTGCGCCAGCGGCCGTCACCGTCATCATCGAGGACTACACATGAGCAAGACCATCGTCATGCACGACACCGCATGCGGCCCCGAAGGCAACTTCTACGCCGGCCAGCGGTACGAAGTGGGCTCGCACATCAGCAAGGAAGAGGCCGAGCAGTTCGTCAGCCGCAAGCATGCATCGTATGTGGACGTGAAGGCGGAAGCCAAGCCCGCTCAGGTGATCGAGAGCGCCGAAGCCGAAGGCGGCCCGGAGAATGCCGCGGCGCGCACGGGCAAGCCCGACTCCAAGGGCAAGAAATAAGCCCTAAGCCATGATCAACCGCGGTTACAACGCCGATGATCTGCGCGGCGAATATTCGATCGTCCAGACCTCGGCGCCGACCGCGGAGCCGGTCAGCCTCGCCATGGCTAAGGCACACCTGCGGGTGGACTTCACCGATGACGACGCGCTGATCACGGCCTACATCACCGCTGCGCGCCAGCTCATCGAGGATTGGTGCGGCATCTGCCTGGTGCGCCAGTCCTGGGCCTACAGCTTCCAGCAGTGGTACCGCTGGGAGATCCGCATCCCCAGGGGCTTCCCGCTGCGCAGCGTGGACAGCATCCAGTATTACGACGTCAACGACGCCCTGCAGACGGTGGATACCAGCGTCTACCAGGTGGTCACGGCCAGCCGGCCGGGCCGCATCCGCGCGGTCTGGAACCAGGTCTGGCCGTCGGTCTGGTATCGCATGGATGCCATCACCGTCAACCACACCAGCGGCTACCTGCTGCCGACGGTGGCCGACGACACGGCGGACACGCTCACCATCCCCGCGCATGGCCTCGCCAACGGCGCCATCGTGCGGGTCTACAACACCGACAACGCCTTCCCCGGCGGCCTCGCCGCTGCGACGGCGTACTACGTGGTCAACGCCACCACGGACGCGCTGCAGCTCAGCGCCACCAGCGGCGGCAGCGCCATCGACATCACCAGCGCCGGCACCGGCCAGACGTTCCTCTATCAGGAGCAGACGCCGGAGGCGCTCATGGCCGCCATCAAGCTCCTGATAGGCCATCTCTATGAGAACCGCCAGGAGGTGGTGGTCGAGACTGGCCGCGCCACCGTCCAGCAGATCCCGCTGGGCGTGCAGAGCCTGATCGCGCCTTATCGCGACTACGGGCTCTGACATGGACATCGGCAGCATGCGACGGCGGATCACCTTCCAGCAGAAGGACGCCACGCAGAACACCAGAGGCGACCCGATCCCGAACTGGACGGACTATTACACCTGTCGCGCCGAGATTGAGCCGCTCAGCGGCCGCGAGCTCATGGCGGCCATGCAGGTGCAGGCGGATATAAGCCACCGCGTCACCATCCGCTGGCCGGGGACGTCTATCACGCTGACGCCGGACATGCACATCGTATACGGCACACGGCTCTTCGACATCCAGAGCATCCTCGACACGGAGGAGCGCCACCGCGAACTGCAGATCCTCTGCATCGAGCGCGTCGGGCAGACGTCCTGAGCCATGCCGGAGTATCAGCTCGAAGGCTGGCAAGATCTCATAGAGAACCTGCAGAAGCTCCCGGCGCGCGCCGAGAAGAACATCCTAAGAGGCATGGTCGCGGACTCCGCCGCCGCCACGCGGGATGCCATCAAGGAACGGGCGCCGCTGCTGAAGCCCGAGACGCTGAACCCGCACAACCGGTATCCCGGCCAGTTACGGGACAGCGTCATCAGCGTGCGCGTCAACCCGAACCAGACGCCGGGTGCAGTCGCTGCCGGCGTCAAGATCAGAGGCAGCGCGGAAGCTCTGCAAGAGACCAAGAGCGCCGGCCGCGCACTAGGCAAGGGCCGGCTCAAGACCGCCGCCACGGCCTTGGCCTCCGCGATGGCGGATGGATACTACTGGCGCTGGATCGAATTCGGCAGCCCGCACAACCGGCCGCCGCAACCCTTCATCCGTCCCGCATGGGACGGCATCAAGGGCTCGCTGCTCGCGCGCATGCGCGACTACGCCTCCGCCAGGCTGGGGAAACTGACCCGTGATTGAAGAAGCCCTCAATACGGTCCTGGAGGCCAACAGCGCCGTCGTGGCCCTGGTGAGCGGCCGCATCTATCCCGTGCTGGCCCCAGAGCCGCCGCAATACCCGTTCATCGCCTACACCCTCGCAAGCGAGACCAACTACAGCGCCATGGGCACGGACGCCGGCACGCTGCGCCGGCGCTACCAGTTCGACTGTTACGACAAGACCGCCACCGGCGCCAGCAACCTGGCGGACGCGGTTAAGGCGGCGCTGCTGCGCTATCGCGGCACCGTGAATTACACCGGCGGCTCCACGGTCATCCGCGACATCTTCGCGCTCGGCCAGGTGGACCTCTTCGACTTCGAAGCAAGAAAGTTCAAGCGAGCCGTGGACTTCGATGTCGTCTACGACGGCTAAGGAAACCCATGTCCAAGCAAGTATTCAGTAACGGCCTGGTCCGCCTGGGCGGCTACGACCTCACCGCGGATGTCAACGCCATCGCGCTGGCAGAGGGTGCGGACGCCCTGGATAACACCAACCTCGCCAGCACCAACCACACCTACCAGCCCGGCCTCAAGACCGTGAAGTGCAGCGTCTCCGGCTTCTGGGACACGGCCAACGACGCCTATCTCAGCGCGGACCTCACGCTCACGGACGTGATCACCCTGGCCCTGAGCCAGGCCGAAGGCGCCGTCACCTACTTCATGAAGTCCGTGCAGGCGCAGTACAAGACCATCGCGGATGGCGCGGGCAAGCTCGCCACCATGGCGCTCACCTTCAACGCCGCAGGTTCCCTCACACGCGGCCAGGTGCTCGCCAACAAGACCGGCATCAGCGCCACAGGCACCGGCACCGCCTTCCAGCTCGGCGCCGCCACCGCCACGCAGTCGCTGTTCGCCAGCCTTCACGTCACCAATATCACCGGCACCGGTGTCACGCTCACCGGCACCATCGAGAGCGACAGCGCCAACAACTTCCCCAGCCCCGTCACCGTCGCCACGTTCACGGACGTGACCGATGTGACAGGTGTCGAGGCCCAGTTCCAGGCCATCGCCGGCGCCAACACCGACACATGGTATCGCTTCAAGTACACCATCGCCGGCACCGGAACCTTCGACTTCACCGCCGCCGCCGGCATCGCCAGCACTCACTGATAATCGGAGACCGCCATGTCCAAGCTCGTACTCTCGAACAGCTACGTCAGCATCAACGGCGTAGACCTGAGCGACCACTGCAAAGACGAGAACTTCACGCAGAAGGCGGACGCGCTGGAGAACACGGCCATGGGTGCCACCACCCACACCTTCCAGCCCGGCCTGCTGAACGACGACTTCAGCTTCACCTTCTACCAGGATTACGGCGCCGGCAGCGTGGACGCCACGCTCTCCGCCATCCTGGCCGGCGGTGTCGCCGTGGCCATCGAGGTGCGCCCGGTGAATACCACGGTCGGCGCCACCAATCCCAAGTGGACCGGCAACGTCATGCTCGAGAGCTACGAGGCCATCAGCGGCTCCGTGGGCGCCATGGCCATGTGCAAGGCCACGTTCAAGCCAGCAGGCGCCATCACCAGAGCTACTTCGTAACTCAGGTGATCTGAATAGGGCGCGACCCAGCGCCACCCCATCAAGACCATCCCCGGGGGCCAATCGGCCCCCGGTTCGCGAACGCCCGCATAACAGACCCATCCCAGAGGTGACCCATGACCCCGCAAGAGCTGGAACAGCTAGGCATCGAGATCAAGGCCGTCGAAGGCCTGCCCCAGAAGCTCGCAGGCTCGGTCTTCGTCAAGACCCTGAGCGGCGACGACTTCGATGCCTGGCAAGACCAGCTCGCCTCCCTGCCGGAGAAGGGGTCCACCGGCAAGCGTTTCGCCGCCTTCGTCGCCGCCTGCGCCTGCACCGACGCGGGTGAGCCCACGTTCACCGCCGAGCAGGCGGGCAAGCTCAGCATCAAGGTCCAGCGCGCCATCTTCACCCAGGGCATGGATTTCAACGGCCTCAGCGAGAGAGCCAAGGACGACGCAAAAAAAGACTAGCAGCCGACAGTTGGCGGCGACACACCTTCGCCCTGGCTGAGCGGCTGGGCTGCACCCGGGCCGAGCTGCTGAAGCGCATGAGTGCGGCCGAGATCATGGAATGGCTGGCCTGGTATCAGGTCGAGTCCGAGCTCGCCGAAACCCGCCGCCTCCAGCATCTCGCGCAAGCCCAGGCCGAGCGCGGCCTCGAAGAACTCAAGCGCGAACCGCCCACGAAGAACCCCCGGAGACGCTAAGTGGCTGACGAACAGATCGGTCGGCTGCTGGTCCTGCTCGAGGCGCAGACCGCCAAGCTGGACGAGCAGATACAGCAGTCCACGCGCGGGCTCACCACGTTCAAAGGCGCCGTGGATCTCGCCAAGGACGCGCTGGCGGTCCTGGGCGTGGGCGAGATCTTCAAGAGCGTCATTGAAGCCACCGCCGAGGGCGAGAAGGCCCAGGCGCTGCTGGAGAGCCAGATCAAGGCCACCGGCGCCGCCGCCGGCTTCACCGCCGAACAGCTCGTGGCCATGGCCCACGGCTTCCAGGACACCACCACCACCTCCGCCACCCAGGTCGAGCAGCTGGAAGGTCAGCTCCTCGCCTTCCGCAACATCGCCGGCGACCAGTTCAAGGCCGTCATCCAGGCCGCGCTCGATTTCTCCGCCGTCACCGGCAAAGACGCTTCCGCCGCCGTCACCAGCCTCGGCATGGCGCTCAACGATCCCATCACCGGCATGCAGCGCCTCTCGCGCGCGGGCATCGAGCTCAGTTCCAGCGTCAAGCAAGTCATCAAGTCTCTGGCCGAGCAGGGCGACATCGTCGGCGCGCAGAAGGTGCTGCTGGACCAGATGACACAGAGCTATGGCGGCGCCGCCGCGGCGGCGCGCAACACGCTCTCCGGCGCGCTGCAAGTCCTCAAGAACGACTTCAACGACATGCTGGAAGGCCACGGCGCCGGCGTGGCGGACATGACCGCCGCCGTGCATGACCTAGATGACACGCTCAAGGATCCTTCCACTGCGGAAGGCCTGCAGACCATCGTCACGGGCGTGCTCGAACTCGCCAGTGCCGCCGCCAAGGCAGCGTCCACCATCGCCGCCATCCCCAAGAGCCTCGGCCAGGTGCTGGCTTCCGCCTTCGTCACCGGCAATGACAACGACATCCCCGGCATGGTCAAGGATCTGCAGGTGGAGATCTCGTCACTGCAATCCCAGATCGAGCGCGCCAACGAAGAGAACAACAACGAGGGCCTGCTTGGCAAGCTCATCGCGCCGGATACCTCCAAGCTTCAGGCCCGTCTTGACCAGGCGCAACTCTCGCTGCAAGGCCTGCTCAAGCTGCAAGACAGTATACACGCCAGGAATATCGAGCCCACCAACGTCCCCGAGGCGTTCCCCAAATACGCGGATTTCCCTGACTTGGGAAAGTCCGACTCCATACCAGGCTTCGACCTGCGGCAGGTCGCACTCGGCTACGACAGCCTTGCACAGGCGCAGAAGAAGGCCGTTGACATCTGGAAGGAGAACGACCCCGCGGCCTATCTGCAGGAGCAGATACAGAAGACCAACGATCTCGTCGGCGTGCAGGTGGACGGCATCACCTTCACCGCCGATGACGCGCAGAAGCACATCGCCTCCCTTCAGCTCGAATACGACAAGCAGAACGACGCCATGGTGGCGAGCGCCCAGTCCGCGGCGCAGAGCATCCAGAGTGATTTCGCCACCTATTTCATGGACCCCTTCAAGGAAGGACTGGGCGGTCTCGCCAAGGCCTTCGAGCAGACACTCCTGCAGATGCTCGCGCAGGCCGAAGCCGCGCAACTCATGAAGTCCCTGTTCGGCGGTTACGACACCACCGGCAACAACAACGGCAACGTCGGACTCGGCATGGTACTCAGCAACTTCTTCGGCGGCCACAGAGCCGGAGGCGGCCCCGCCAGCGCGGGCATGCTCTACCAGGTCAACGAAGGCGGCCCCAACACCGAAGGCTTCATCCCCTCCACAGGCGGCCAGATCATCCCGCTCGGAACCGGCACCGGTACCGGCAACTGGGGTGGCGACGTCAACATCAATTACTCCATCGACGCCCGTGGCGCCGATGGCGCCAGCGCCGCGCAGTTCCTGCAGGCGCTGCCGGCGCTTCGCCGTCTCCTCCATGCCGACGTCGAACACCGCGTCTCGCGCGGAGTCTGGCCGGCATGAGCAGCACCACGACCATCAGCCTGCCCAGCACCGCCGAGCCCGCGCAGGTGTCATGGGGCCTGGAGCGCAACGACGGCAGCTTCGTGAGCCCCCTGAGCGGCTTCACGCAGGAGCTGGAGCGCGGCGGCGCGCGCTGGATGGCCACGCTCACATGGAAGGTGCTGTCCGACAAGGACGCCGCCAAGGTCAGTGCCTGGGCGGCGCGCATGAGCAAGGCCGGCATCCGCTGCCGCCTGCCGAATTACGGCTATGTGCAGCACGGCGCCGGCGGCGGTACCCCGCTCGTGAACGGCGCCAACCAGACCGGCATCGCCCTCATCACCGATGGCTGGCCTTTCAGCACGCTGGTGCTGTCGATGGGCGACATGGTGCAGCTCGCCACCGGCCAGTTGGTCATGGTCTGCTCCGATGGCACCTCGGACGGCGCCGGCAACCTCACGCTGGACATCGAGCCCAAGATCCGCACCAGCCCCGCGGACAACAGCGCGCTCACGCTCGCCAGCCCCACCGCGCTCTTCATGTTCCCCAAGAAGAGTTACACCGTGGGTTATTCCCCCGCCAATCCCAAGCCGGTAGGCGCCTTCAGCGTCGATCTCGTGGAAGACCCGCAGTGAGGCCGCCCGCGTGACCAGGCAAGACCTCGCCAGCGCCAACCGCACCGAGACCAACAGCCGTCTGGTGCGCGAGGTCGCCTTCCTCTACATCCCCTTCCCCTCCGGCACCATCACCATCAGCACGGACGACAGTCCCCATACCTTCACGGATTCCGCCTCCGGCCTGGGCGCGCTCACCTTCGTCCCCGGCGGCATCGCCAGCATCGAGAACATCAACGAGAACGACACCGGCGCCGCCGAACGTTGCACCTTGACCCTGGGCGGCTGCGACAGCGCGCTGATCTCGAAGTGCGTGAACGATGCCGTGCACTGGCTGCGCGTGGTGATCTGGCTGGGTTACATGGATGTGACGGGCGCGCTCGTCACCACGCCTTACCGCGTCTTCGATGGCTTCCTCGGCTCACCCACCGTGCAGACCGGCAGCAACAGCAGCACCATCGTCGTCACCGCGGAGACGCTCAACGCCGCGCTCGCGCGCGTGAGCATGGTGCGCGGCTGCGATGCCGACCAGCAGGCGCGCTTCGCCGGCGACACCCTCTTCCACCAGGTCTCTGTGCAGGGCATCCGCAAGATCGCCTTCGGCAACAACATCCAGTGGGGCGGCGCCGACAATTCCGGACCCGCGACTGGACCCGTGTCTGGCACGGGCTCGATCGGTGGCGGGGGCGGTGGTGGCTGGAGCACGCCTACCCCGGCAGATCCTTTCGTCCTTCCAGTGAGGCTATATTGAAACGGCTCCCCGACTGGCGTCAGCGCCTGCACGACCTCATCGCAAGCCGCCGCAAGGCGGCTTTTTCGTGGGGTGCCAACCATGGTGGCATCTTCGCCGCCGCCGCGCTCGAGGCCATCACCGGCGAGCGCCTCTATCCCGATGAGCTTCTCGCCAGCGCCAAGCCAGAACACGTGGAGGCGGAAGCCTTGGAGCGCGCGAAGCTCAAGGACATCGAGAGCCAGTACCGCGCCGCCGCCAAGGCCTTGGCCGTGGAACAGGCGAAGCTCAAGGACGCAGCCGATACGTTCTGGGGGCGCCTTGCGCCGTCGCTGGTGCCCAGCGTGAAGAGATCCACGGCACAGGTAGAAGCGGCGCAGCAGCGGGTGGATGACCTCGCCGCCAGCCACCGCCAGCAGGCCCTGGCCGTGCAGGCCGCGGCAAAGCGCGTCATGGATCCCATCCTCGCAGACGTGGAAGCCTCCGGCGGCGTGCGCGCCATGGTCACCGCGCGCTTGGGCGCGCCGCTGCCTGGCGTGCTGCTGGCGCAGTACGGCGACCTCGTCATGGCCACCGTCAGCGATGGCCAGCCCTGCCTCGGCATCTGCCTCGGCGGCCATTGCGCCTTCATCAGCGACCACGGCCTGTCCAAGGTCCGTCTCAGCCGCTGTGACGCCGCCTGGCACATCCCCTGCGATGAGTTCGCCCACGTCGCCAAGCTCGTGGAGGCCGGCCGTGGGAGCTAACTCGAAGTTCCATAAGATCATCGGTGCGGCCGAGATCGTCGTAGGCGCGATCCTAGACTACTTCGACTATGGGACCTTCGGCAACGGCCTCATCCTGGCCGGCCTGGCCACCTGGGAAGGCGTCCCCGGCAATCCCACGCCCGCGCCGAGCGCGATCAACACCACGCTCTCCAGCCCCATCACGCCCCTGCAGATCCCTTACGGCTGCACCAAGTTCAGCGGGCTCCTCATCGCCTCCGACTCCAATTCAAGCAACCCCGACATCAAGGTCATGGCTGTGGCCTTGGGCCTGAGCCTCAAGAACGGCAGCAGCGCCATCCAGATCGAAGGTCCGCCGAATACCGGCTACTTCTACATCGACGACAACCCAATCAATACCGGCTTCGTGGACTGGAGCGGCACGGGTGCCATCGTCGGCTCAGGCGGTGTCGGCAACCAGATCGACTACGACGGCATCATCTCCATCAAGGTCCATCTGGGTGCCCAGACCGTCGCCGATTCCATCCTCACCGGCAACCTCAGTTACTGGACCAGCACCGCCATCGGCAAGGGCATCGTCTACCTCGTCGCCCAGATCAATGCCGATCCGACCAATGATGCCGTAAACGCCGCCTTCCCCAGCGGGCTGCCGCGCAACCTCGCGGTGGTGCTCAATGGCAGCCGCGTCTACGACCCTCGCCTGGACGGCACCGCCGGCGGATCCGGCTCCCAGCGCAAGAACGACCCCACCACATGGACCTACAGCGCCAACCCCGCGCTGTGCCTGCGCGACTACCTGGTGCGTCCCATCAGCGAAGGCGGTGGCGGCATCAACTACGCCGTCATCCCCGACGACTACCTGTCCGCCGCTGCCAACGTCTGCGACAGCAGCCTCACCGTGCCCAACAACCTCGGTGGTACGACCACCACCAGCCGCTATATCTGCGGCGTCGGCCTCGTCACCAGTGATGGTGTCCCAGCCAACTGCCAGAAGCTTTTGGACGCCATGGCGGGCTGGATCGTGCAGACCGGCGGCGAGCTGCGCATCTTCGCCGGCTCATACGTCGCGCCGGTCACCACCATCAACGAGGACTGGCTCTGCGGCGGCCCGAGTTTCCAGACCACCGGCGAGCAGGACACCCGGTACAACAGCGTCAACGCCACCTTCACCGACCAGGACAGCGCCTACCAGGTGGTGCAGACCCCGACCTTCAGCCCCACCGGCGCCATCGCCGCCGATGGCGGCATCCCCCTCACCAAGAACCTCAACCTGGTGGCCGTGCCGGCGCAATACAACGCGCAGTTGATCACCATGATCAGCGGCAAGCAGAGCCGGGAGATGGGCCAGCTCACGCTGCCCTGCAACCTGCTGGGCATGGACGTGGACACGGGCGAGAACGTCGAGATCGACATCGCCGAGTACGGCCTCACCAACTACGTCGTCCGCATCAAGAACTGGCAGCGCAAGGGCGACAGCTCCATCCTGCTCACCGCCCAGCAGGCCAACAGCGGCACCTTCACCGAGACCACCTTCACTGAGGTGGATCCGCTGGGCCAGCCGCCGCTGGTGCAGCATCCGCCGCACACGCCGACGAACATGGTCGTGCAGGGCCACGTCGGCGGCGTCAGCCTGGATTGGGACGAGCAGGCGCCCTGGGCCGTTACCAACTACGAGGTGTGGCGCAGCACCAGCTCAGGCGGCACCTACACCAAGGTCAAGATCACGCCCGACACCAAGTGGGACGACACCATCCCCACGACCACGACGTACTGGTACAAGGTCCGCGCCAAGAACTATGCCGGCCAGTATTCCGGGTTCACGTCGCCCCTGAGCGGGACCGCCAGAAACGTCACCGATGTGGTCGGCGGCACCGGGCCGAACCTCATGCCGGCCAAGTATTCCCTATCCACCACGCCGACGCTCCCGGTCTTCGGCCTGAGCACAAGCCTCACCATCAGCCGCGCTTCGAGCACGGCTTATCAGGGTTACAAGACATTCGTACTGACCAGCAACAACAGCAGCGTGGCGCCGAAGCTCGCGCTGGTGGCCAGCACTGCCACGCCCAAGATGCAGCTCAGCACCAAACGGTATGGAGTGCAGGTATGGCTCAATTCGACTGACGCGGCCTTCTACAGCCTCACCGCGCGGTTCTATAACGGCAGCGGCACAGGCCAATGCACCGCTGTCGCGCTGAGTCGCGTCGGAGGCGGTTCCGGCTCAGGCGTGTACTACGCCTTCCTGGATATGACGGCGGCGACGGATACGCTGGTCTATCTCGAGTTCGAGTGGCTTGGCACCATCACCAGCAGCCATTTCTGCAACATGCAGGCCGTCGCCGTGTTCGAGATGGCGGGGACGTCCACGGTGGTGCAGGACTTCAGCCCGAATCCCGTGGCATCCCTGGACGATGCGAACCAGGGCGAGACCAACTTCACCGCGTCAGAGCTCGGCGCAGACGTCACCGTCAACCACACCAACGGCGCCGGCTCAAACCTGTGCCGGCTGATCTATTCCCTGTTCAACGTCAACAGCCTGCAGCCGGGTTTCGGCACGAACCATATCACCACCAGCGCCTCGGCCACGGTGATCTATGGTTTCGCCGCACTGCAACTGGCCTTCGACGGTGTGGCCACTGGCTATCTGCGGCTGCGCCAGTCCTCAAACGAGACCACGCTGCACCTGCGCAAGAAGAAGTACGTGGTGTCCGTATACGTGGACAATGGCACCAGCAACAACAACGCCTATGCCTTCCACTTCGAGTTCATGAACGGTGGCGGCGTCCCCACCACCATCGCCGCGTCATCGACGGTGACCGCTACTTCTGACCACGCGGCGAACACCGCCGGCGTCTACACGGGCGTCATCGACCTCACCGGGGCTTCGACCTTGGACGTGTTCCTGGCTCTGGTGTGGGATTCCAATCCCAGCGCAGGCAATGGCCTGATCCAGGGTGTGCAGGTGGAGGAGATGGTCGGCACCTACACCGCGCCCTCGGTCTACGAGGCGCCGACCGATTGGGGTGTGAACGACCCTTCCGGCGCCACGCAGATACCGACCGGCAGCACGCCGGCCATCATCCCCGACATGAACTTCGGCTACACCAGGAACACCACCAGCATCCTCATCTCCTGGAGCAGCTTCAGCATACGGCGGCCGGATTCCAGCACTACTAGCGTCGCCAGCGGCAGCCAGAACGTGACCGGCCTGTCTTCAGGCACCACCTACGGCTATTACCCGTTCTGGGACGAGATCAATCTGGACGTGGAGTTCTGCCAACGCAGTGCCGGCAGCCCAGCCATCTTCAGCACTATCGTGAGCTCCGGCATCATCGCCAGCGCACAGACGCGCCTGGGCCGCATCCCGCTCTCGATAGGCGCCTGCTCTGTGGCCACCACCAGCAGCGGCACCGGCGGCGGCTCCGGCGGGGGCACCACCAATTGCCTGCACCCGAGGCAGCCGCTGATGGTCCGTCGCTCCGGCGAGATCACCATGATTCCAGCCTGCGAAGCGCGCGAAGGCGATGAGCTTTATACCGGCAGGGAATGGAGCAAGGTGGTGCGGGCCTGGACCGAGCCACATGAGGAGTTCACCGAGGTCACCTTCCACAACGGCGAGCGCATCTGCGTGACGCCGCATGAGCCCGTATATCACCCGGACGGAAGCTTCACCAAGGCCAAGGCCCTCAGGCTGGACGACATCATCGACGGCATGCAGCATCCGCTGGAGGTGCGCCAGGTCCGCAAGGTCGTGGAGAAGACCATGAAGGTGTGCGTAGAGATGGAATCCGATGACCACCTGTTCTATGTGACTCCGAACGGCCCGAAGCTGCACAACACGGTGTATAAGCCATGAAGCGCTACTACATCATCCCCACGTCGGAATGGCCGCACCCGATGCCGGATGCGGATGGCAACGTGGCGGATGTGCCGTTCCTGGAGAGCGTTGACGGTGAACAGATCGACCCGCGGCTGCGCCTGGGCGAGGCGCACACCATCCACCTCTGGAGCCTGGGCGGTCCTGCGGACATGATGCTGGTGGTGGTCATGGACCCGAGCGCCAGGCCACCCGAGAGCTGGGACGCATTGCAGATACCGCACCTGCTCTCCGGCCGCACCCTCACCGAAGACCAGGTGTCCGCCTTGGCTTGCTTGGGCGTGCAACCGGGCGATACCGCCTACACCATGGCCAAGAACCCGCGCGTCGTCGCCGAGTGCAAGCACTTCCACCCGCACTGGATACCGCAATAAAAAGGGCGGCCATGGGCCGCCCTTCATCTCCGCTCAACGGTTTCAGGGACTGCCGAACACCGGGTCTATCTGCCCACTGGTGATACCGGTGGTCTGGTCGTTGTCCTGTGCGGT